TGGATCAACAGTCCGGGCGGCGATGTTTTTGCGGCGGCTTAGATCTACAACATGCTGATGGATTACAAGGGGGATGTGACGGTCAAGATCGATGCGCTTGCAGCATCGGCGGCTTCAGTCATTGCGATGGCGGGCACAAAGGTACTGATGAGTCCGGTTGCGATGCTGATGGTGCATAATCCCGCGACTATCGCTATCGGCGATGCGGAGGAAATGCAGAAAGCCATTGATATGCTGCAGGAAGTGAAGGAAAGCATCATGAACGCCTATGAGATCAAGACTTCTCTTTCGAGGCATAAGATCTCACAGCTGATGGACGCTGAGACCTGGATGAACGCAAGGGAGGCTGTAAAGCTGGGCTTTGCGGATGAGATCCTTTTTAAGGATGGAGAGGGCAAGGCTGAAGATGAGGCTGAATTAGGTGTGGAGATGCTTTTCAGTCGCAAGGCGGTCACGGATTCATTGCTTTCCAGGCTGATACCCAAGAGTAAACAGGCAGTTGATTCGAGGGTTGAGCCTGAGGCAGATAAACAGGCAGTTGAAACAGAGGAGACCGGGGTTCCGGTCGATCAGCTTAAGAAGCGGCTGTCGCTTCTTTCACATTAAAGGGAGGATTTTTATTATGAACAAGATCATGGAGCTTATGGAGAAGAGGGCGAAGGCATGGAACGCTGCAAAGGAGTTTCTTGATTCGCACTCTGTAAACGGCGCGAATGTTTCCGCTGAGGATGCGGCTACTTATGAGCGCATGGAGAAAGACGTGATGGATCTGACAAAGGATATCGAGCGCCTTCAGAGACAGGAAGAGATCGAGAAGATGCTGGATCAGCCTACATCTCAGCCTATCACCGACAGACCGGTACAGACTAAGGCGGATAATGGCAAGAGCGGTCGTGCGTCTGACGATTATGAGAAGGCATTCTGGGATAACATCAGGAAGCCCGGTAATCCGGTGCTGAGGGATGTGCTGGAAGTCGGAACCGACGGAAACGGCGGGTATCTTGTGCCTACTGAGTTTGAACGCAAGCTGGTACAGACGCTGGATGAAAACAATGTGATGCGTACCATCGGCTGCAAGGTGATCACCACTCAGAATGAGAGGAAGATCCCTGTGGCGAACGGTCATACCGTGGCGGCGTGGACGGCTGAGAACGGCGCTTACACCGAGTCTGATCCTTCTTTCGCTCAGAAGACCATCGGCGCATTCAAGCTGACTGACCTTATCAAGGTATCGGATGAGCTGCTTGCGGATGCGGCTTTCGATATCGCCGGATACATTTCCGAGGAATTCGGTCGTGCTTTCGGTGAGGCTGAGGAAGAGGCTTTCATCAACGGCGCGGTTCAGGCAGGCCAGACGGAGATCGACAGACCTACCGGTCTTTTCATCCCTGCGGCAAGCGGCGGTGCCGGTACGGGCGTGACTACGGCTGGAAGTTCGATCACGGCGGATGAGCTTATCAGCCTTGTGTATTCTCTGAAGGCACCTTACAGGAAGAACGCAAAGTTCCTTATGAACGATGCGACTGTTTCCGCAATCCGTAAGCTTAAGGACGGCAACGGCGCTTATATGTGGCAGCCTTCTATGACCATCGGAGAACCCGACAGACTGCTTGGCTTCAAGCTCTTCACTTCTCCGAAGGTGCCTGTAGTTGCATCCGGGGCAAGGGTTGTGGCATTCGGCGACTTCTCTTCCTACTGGATTGCTGACAGGTCCGGACGTACCATCAAGCGTCTCAATGAGCTTTATGCCAACAACGGACAGGTCGGATTTACCTGTACTGAGAGGGTTGACGGCAAGCTGGTACTTACTGAAGGTATCAAGATCCTTGATGTCAAGGCGTGAGGATAAACATAGGGGAGTCGCTTTTTGCGGCTCCCTTTGATCATGGAGGTTTCTGATGGTGACTTTAGAGGAAATGAAAAACTATCTGAGGCTGGATTTTCCGGATGATGATGCGCTGCTGTCACAGATGATCGCTTCCGCTGAGAAGATATGCAGGGATATTTTACGGGCAGATGGTACAGATGAACTGTATGCGGTGGAAAACGGAAAAATTGCGGTGATGTTTACCGTGGCTTATCTGTATGAGCATCGGGAAGAGGCAAATCACAAGTCGCTGAATCTCACTCTAAGGGCACTTTTGTTTGGAAGCCGGGAGGTGGGATTCTGATGAATGTGGCTCTTTTGAACGAACGCATTACTTTCCAGAAGAATGAGACTCTGATAGACAAGTATGGCAATCACAAAAACGAGTGGACGGATTACTATAGCTGTGCAGCCACCATTGGAGGTGAAGGTAACAAAAGCAGCGGCGAACAGGCAATTGCGGGAGTCATCGTGGAAAATGCCGATGTGTCTTTCACTGTACGGTTTTGCAAAAAAGTAGATGCTCTGACTACGGATGGATACCGGATCGTATTCAGGGGTGAACTATACGATATTCTTTCCGTTGACCACATGGGGTACAGGCGTAAATGCGTGAAATTCCGCTGCAAAAAAACAAGAAGGTAGGAGGATAGAGAGATGAGCTATAACACAAAAAATCATATGGAGCAAGGCGGTGATGTGCTGCATATCGGGGGCACACTTGAATTTGGAGATGGCTCTGAGGTAAAGAACTTTCCGGGTGGAGCCAAAAAGGCTGAGAATATCAATGATGCCAGTGCCGCTACTGTTGATAAGCTGAAGGAAGATTTTAATCAGCTTCTGCATGAACTGAGAGCGGCTGACCTGATGAAGTATAACGCTCTGACAGGGATCGAGGCTGTTCCTGAAAGTCTTCAGCTGAATGTCGAGGGAACGGGAACCATAACACCAAGCCCCATACCGGGGAATGCGACAGAGGTGGAATATACCTTTTCCAGCCAGGATGAGACCATAGCGACAGTGACGGACGGTGGAGTTGTGACGGCTGTGGCTGAAGGGTTTACTACGATCATGCTGCAGGCATACTCACCGCTCACACGCGAAACCTTCACGGTCGGTGTTGCGGTCTTTGTTGAATCATGAAAACGATCAAGATAGATCAGCTGACGAATGAGGTCATGAATGAGCTGGAAAAATACCGTGACTTGGCGGCTGAGGATCTGAAGGCTGCAGTTAAAGAGACAGGCGATGATGTGAAAAAAGACATTTCCGCCAATGCACCGGTTCGGACAGGTAAGTATAAGAAGAGCTGGGCTGTGAAGAAGGTCAGTGAGACTTCTGAATCCATTGAGGTGGTGGTGCATTCCAAGAACCGGTATCAGATCGCCCACCTTTTGGAGAACGGTCATGCGAAGCGGGGCGGTGGTCGTGTAAGAGCGATACCGCATATCAAGCCTGCGGAAGCTAAAGGTGAGAAAGAGCTGGTGGACAAGATCAAGCGGAAGCTGGGAGGTATCTGATGTGACACATGAAGATATAGTTCATATGTTGGAGGAAGCGAATATACCGCTTGCCTACGATCATTTTGCTGAGGGCGAATCTCCGGATCCGCCTTTTTTGGTGTTCTTATTTCCGGGCTCTGAGAATGTCTTTGCAGATGATACAGTCTTTCAGAAGGTCGATGACCTGAACATAGAGCTGTACACGGACAAGAAGGATCCGGAACTGGAAAAGAGGATAGAAACGATATTGATGGAGCATGACTGTCCGTATGAGAAATCCGAGGTGTGGATTGCAGAAGAGCGGATGTATGAAGTGCTTTATCAGACACAAGTGATTAAGGAGGATTAAGACTATGGCTGGTACAAAGAACAAGGTAAAGTTCGGTCTGAGGAATTGTCATTATGCTTTGGCAACGATGGATGACAATCAGAACGTGACTTTCGGAACGCCGGTGCGTATTCCCGGTGCGGTATCGCTGTCGCTTTCGGCTGAAGGTGATAACGATCCATTTTATGCGGACGATTCCGTATATTTCCTGGTGGCGACCAATACTGGATATTCGGGAGATCTTGAAGTGGCTATGATCCCTGAGAGTTTCCTTACGGATGTTCTGAAAGAGACAGAGGATGACAACGGGGTGATCGTTGAGAACAAGGATGCGGAGCCTGCACATTTTGCTTTGCTTTTCGAGTTCACGGGCGATAAGAAGCAGATCCGCCACTGCATGTATTACTGCAGCGCAACAAGGCCTGCGATGGAAGGCGACACCAAGGAAGACAAGACGGATGTGAAGACCGAGAAGATCTCGATCACGGCAACGCCGCTTCCTAACGGAATTGTCAAGGCAAAGACTGGATCGAATACGACAGAAGAGACCTACAATGGCTGGTACAGTCAGGTGTATGTGCCTTCTATGACACCGGCTCCGGATCCTGAG